TCCCTTATACAGTACGAATTGCATTGATTATCAGCGCTGTTCTTATTTGTGGGTATCAAATGCAGTACCTTTTGATTCAAAAAGGGTATTTTTTAACGATTCCGTATCTTCCTTGTTAACCCCCAAATTTTCCATCCCACCCATGTGATTAATGCCAATAAAGCAAGCCGTCCGGCCCATATCGAAAATTTTTGCCATTTCGTCAAATCTGCCGGGACGGGAATCTCTTTGTACCGGTCACGATAAACAATACTATCCCGAATTATTGTTTTCTCGGCATCTTTGACGGGAACGGCAACGGGATATGTGTGCGGCTTGTTCCGTAGGTCATGGTACAATGTTCCATCTGTACCGATCCGTGCGTCCGATTCTGCAAAGTCCGTTTCCAAGTGTGATGAACTATCGCGGATCTGTATTTGCGCCGACTGTGCGGGGACAGGAACCCTTACCGTATCGATCCGTATCTTCTCCGCGTATTCGGTCTTATACTCGACCCGGACACTGTCTTTTGACTCCGAGCGGATCGGCATTGCCTGGCGGCAGCACGATACGGCAAGCACTCCCAATATAACTACCAGTTTTTTCACGGCTCGAACTTGATTTCGTTAATGCGGTATTTCCATCCGTTGATAAACCGCTTCTGAGACGGTTTCTTTCGAACGATATTGTCCACGAAATTTAACCGGGCCTGTTTGATCTGAGCGAACAGTTCGCGGGGGTCGCGGGCGTTCAGTGCGGCAATGGTTTTAGGGCCTACGATACCGTCCACTGCAACGCCGAGTATCTGTTGCGGAATCTTGATGCCGTTGGCTCCCGATGCCCAGACCCAATCGACCAGGATGTTAGCCAGCGATTGATTGCGGATCTCGTCGGCTTTCCACCGATCCCAATAGTGCGGTTTCAATACACGGGAGACGACTTCGTCCCACGTAAGCATTTTAAGGTCGTCTACATCGATATCTCCGTCGCCATCCTTGTCATAACCTATCTGTCGCCATGTAGCGATTGTCACACCCATATTCGTTGCGCCGCCCTGATCGTAAGGGTCGTCCACGAAGCCGCCTTCCCATTTCCGGATAAAGGGGGCCAGTTTATTGATGTCTGCCATATCTTTAATCGTAAAATACTGTTCTGTTACTATTTGTTTTCTATGCTTACCGACTTTCTCGGGGGAGTACGTTTATCGCAATTAGATACTGTGCATCGATCAAATTCAGCCATTTTTTTTGCCTCTCGTTCATTCAATAACTCTTCCTTTAACAAGACGACTTCATTTGCCAGTTTTATCCATTTATCACGCTCGGAGTTAACAACTCCTTGCAATCTGTCAATATGTTGATAAGCTTCACCCAACCGTTTTTCTTGCAATTCATCATATTTTGTATCTAAGTCAAGTTCGACATTTTCGACCTCTGCTTTTCTTTTTCTTTTTTCATACCGATAGAAAGCTATTTGAATGGCCCATCCGGAGCCGAAAGCCGCAGCCAGTATTGCCAATACTGTTTCCATCTGATCCCGTTTGATTTGTTATTCTTCAGAATTTAATTGTTCCATGATCGCATCGTATACGGCGGGAGTGCAGGCCTCGGCCACCTTTTGTAGAAGCTCAGCCTCTCTATTCGAAAGCTGAATTGGCCCTTCGTTATCGTAAATTTTATGTACCAATGCGTGATATTCTATGCCGGGACACCCCGTATAGATTGCGTCGGCAATAGATACCCGGTAATCCCTGACCTCGGATTTCGTCCTGGCGAAATCCAAATAAACCCGCAGATTCGTTAAATCGATGTTCTTCATAATTTTAGTTATTGTAGTTTGCGTAATTCCAAAATTTTGTAGAGTTGATAAATGTAAACTTACATTCGCTATTCCAATTGATCGTAACATCCTTCACGGGGCCTGATCCCATTCGGATATAATGGGCGGCATTATAAGCGTGAACTATTATGTTACCAGATCCCGATTTTTTAATCCAAATTACTTTACCATCGTTGTTAGTCGAAGGCAGATAAATGTGAGTCGTTTCCGACCCGTTGTATTCTATATAATCGTCCTCTCTTGTTAGATATGTGCTGCCTGCGGAAAAAAGATATTTGGTCGATGTTGCTATCCCTCGTATTTTAGCGTCGGCATTGAGGCGAATGTCTCCATCCCATATTTCTATGGCAATATTATCAGTGCCGCCCCATGCGCCCACACTTATAGCCCGGACAAGCCCGGACGATACTTTCGCATTGATAGTCAAATTGCCATAATTATTATTATACGAACTTTCATTCCCAAGCTGAACATAGGATTCCCCATAGGTAAACTTAATATTGCCGCTATTCTTTGTATTAAGAAGGTTTCCGTTGTCGATAACGAAATCACCTACTTTCCCGGAACTCGCCGTTATGGTGCCTGTAAATTCGCCTGCTGAAGCATGAACTGTCCCCGTGAATTCGCCTGAAGTTGCTACCACCTTTCCCGTGAACTCTCCGCCCGAAGCGTACACCTTCCCCCGAAATTCCCCGGAGCTCGCATATATAGCCCCTCTGACAGTAAGAGAAGAATTTGTAGGGTCGAATACCAGCCGGTCGCCTCCCAATACAAAATACCCATCCGAATAAAACCGAAACTTAGCGTCGTTGGCCGCTTTTGCAGAAGTGGCGCCGCCGAACAGTATCGGGTATCGGGATAGATCGGAATACGGGTTAATACCCGATAATCCCGCAACGATATTCGATGCGGAATCGCGGACGCCGACAAACCCTGTAAGCAACAAACCGTCCGATATCTCCGTAGTCATATCCGAAAATGCCGATTTCAGAAATTCCAATTCCGCAACTCTTGCGGCTGCGGCATCGGCAGCATCCTGGGCGGCATCGGAATAGGATTTCAATTCGTTCTGAATAGCCTGATTTGCATCTTCTATGGCTCTCGTGAAATCTTTGTATGCAGCATTGAATTCCGTGTATTGTGCATTCACGTTCCTTACTTCGGCTTCTGATGCTTTGCCGTCCGCAATTGCCGCTGAAATGGCATTCAGAAGACTTACTTTAGCTGCGTCAAACGCACTCTTCTTTGTGGCAAGATCCGTTTTCGCCGAACCTCCCAGATAGGGATTGTTATACAGCTTGCCATAGGCGGCATCGGCTGCGGAGCCCGTCTCGTTGACCGTATTGATATACTTCTCGATGGATGCCGCTTCCGCGCGATCCACAATCCCGTCGGCAAAGGCTTCGTCGGTGAAGTCTTTCATGCTGGCGACGGTGGTGTTCAACGATGCCGCCGCATCTTTAGCCTCTTGGGCTGTATCTTTTGCCGTATCGATATCCTGTTTCACCTCCGGCCACTCCGAAAGATTCTTCAGTCCCGAACTGTTTTTACCGATTATTACGTCGGTATTCATCCTCATTCTCGGTTTGGTATCGCCGGGGGCCTGTTGAAAGGTGATGTAAGTCGCTTCGGGATCATCCAGGTTTCTATCCCCGCAGAACATATCCCCGTATACATACTGATACGCGCGGCCCGTTACGGGATTTACCCCGATCCCGATATAGTTTTTATCCGTCAGGTCGAAAGAGTCTATTTTAGCCAATACCTGTATGGAGCCGCCGTCCCTTGCATCTATTACGATTGCCGATTGGCGGGCGACGTCGGTTCTGTTACCGAACTGCACGATATTGTCCCCTTCCGCGGGAATGCCGCTGCCGTCTTTATCTGTTTTGGAGATATCCACATAATCGTCTCCCACGCCGATAACGAGTGCCCAAAAATATTTAATGATGCTTTTGTTATCGGCGGAGTAACGTTGGCATCTTGCCTGATCGCCTACGACAATACCGCTATATCTCGTACCGTTCTTGTTGTCATAATAACAGCGATAATAAGTGCTTTCCTCTTGTACGGACGTACATTCGAAGCCTCCGTTCGAAAATACCGTTTCTCCGAGCCTGAAAGACATCTGATTTATGATAAGCTCGTTGAATACCGCTTCTTTGCGAATGATTAGCTTGTCCGCTTCCACGACACTGCTGCCCGTGCTATCCTGATATACGCCCGCACCGGCTCCGCTGATATTTCCCTTGCGGAAATTGGCCGTAGCGAACTTGCCTTTCGCAATAACATCTGCGTCGGATTCGACGTTGCCTTGCGCCGTAACGCTTCCTTTCGCACCTACGTTTCCCCCGGCGGATATATCTCCCCCTGATTCAATATTTCCTCCTACTTGCGCATCCCCGCCAGCGGTCATATCCTGGGCGGCATTTATGTTGCCCGCATTGAAATCAAGGGATTTCCTGCCACCTTTGGGGTGGAAGTCCTCCATACTCCGAAGCGCAGAAAAAACGTTGTAATCGGTGGGGGCCGTGTTGTCGTATCTACTGATAACATAGATGCCTACGCCGGATACAACACCGATTCTTTCCGCATACTGGTTTTCCTTTATGTTGGTTTCGATGCTGCCCAAGCGGGAATAAACCGTATTATCGCCGACGGTATAGGTGGCTTCGTATGGATTGACAAGTTTCTTTTCATAAGCTTGAATTCGTGAACTTCTACCGATGGAGCCAAATCTATCCCCTATGAGCTTCACCTTTTGCCCCAGATCGTAGTTTTTATCATTTATCTGGCAATAAACAGGGTTGGTGGAGCATTCATAGACACTCGTGTCGCTGCTGTTTTTTTTGGCCCATGTTTTCCCTAGCTTCAATAATTCCTGCTCTGCCTCCGTAGTACGTTGTTTAGGCAGTTTGACGCCTGTCAGTATAAACTTATTCCCCGGTTCAGGCTTGAGGTTTTCGTTTGGGATCGTAATAGAGCCATCTCCATCGCCTTCAGTGACAGCGATTATTTCAAATTTTTTATCGAACGCCTTTGTATTAATGCTTAGTTCGAATTCGCGGCCTTCCAGCGGCCCGCTTTCAAACACACACCGGATGGTTTCGCCTTCAATGATGTCCGCCGGTGTAAATGGAGTATTCGCAACATACATGATGTATGCTGTGAATTTCTTACCTTCATCATCAATACGTTCTTCGGTCTCTACCGATGTAACTGTCTCCGTGTTTTTGGGAAACACATCATCAAAAAAGACAAGCTGTTCTACGATGTCTTTCCTGTCAAGCGGTTCCCATGCATCAATGTAAGGAATGCCATCGGGCAATCTCAAACGGATCTCTGAAATGTGATTGGTAACTCCACCCTGAGAAGCCTGTCCGTAATCGCTGGTTAGATTGCGCGTTGATCCGAACACATAAAAACGAGTGCCGTAATTACTATTGTCGCCGGATCTGCGGGGCATAGTAGCAACGACTTCTCCCCGTCGAAATATTTCTTCGCTTCCGAATTCCAGTTTTCCAAAACAAATGTAGACGAGATCTCCGTTTTGCTCAATCCACCACTCGCAATCGAATTCATCCGCAATCATACCGAGGGCATCATACAATTTATCTCCGCTAAACGATATACTCTTCGTTATTTCCGTCAGGTCTTCCGGAACATTCTTTACCACCCAATTGGATGATCCGAGTTCGTGGTTAATGCATGCGGCTATGAGATTGCCAAAGCTTGTAAGAGTCGTGGTGAGGGCGAATACGGCTTCTACGAAACCCTGACCGCGATAAAAGACATTATACTTTTTAAGATGCCCTTCTACCCCTTCGAACTGGATTGAATACTTCCACCCTCCGGTTTCCTCGTTGAAGTCGGGATCTACATCCGTAAATATTTCAAAACGGAAGCCTTCGTAAAAGATATAGCAACCTTTCGGAAATTCGATGCTTTCAGCGAGTTCAAAGTCGAGGCGCACATAATTATCACCCATCAATGCGTGGTGACGAACCGATGTATCCAGGATAGGAACTTCAATCAATACCGCATTTGACCTGTCATATATTTCAATCATAACTTGCGTGTTACGCAAGCGAAGATCATCACGGGTGGCACATTATGCCACAGATGCCGATAGTAAAACGTGACAACAGGGAGATTGTCACGTTTTATTTTATATTGACTCCCTGTCCTTCGGATTTGGCTCGTTGAAAGAAAAAATAAACTTCCCGAACCCCAGTCGGCCAACTACCTGGCTCGGCGAACTTGAATAATACAGTTTGTACACGCGCTTGAGTATCGGCACTTTTAATAGAATCTCCCCATTAGCGATTTCATTGAGGAAACTTTCATATCGCTGTAAATATTCTGACAATGTCGATCCCTCTATCGTAATAGTCAATTGTACATCCCTTTCGTCAAGACGGGGATTGTTGTATAGCACCTGCTTGCCGTCTTCAGCACGCGATTTGTTCGTTACATACGATTTTGCGGGAGGTGGAGTGAGTAGGTTTTCCAGAAAGCTATCTCCCATATTCGCCCCCCATGTTTTCCAAGCGTCTTTATTATTGATGTAAAAATCTCCTTCCATTGCTTTTAATCATTACATTCCACAAATTCCACATTCCCAGTGCTATTTACATTCCCGCCATGACGGATGATGGTTGCCGTCGCATTGCCGGAGCATGAAACATTGACATTCGCGTGATCGTACACCTTTATAAATACACGGGCATTGCCTTCTGCCTTTACGGACACATTGCTTTGGTGACGCACATAAACGGTTCCCGTACCGAAGTCGTCATATATAATCATTCCAGAACAATATCCATTACATACGACCTCCTGTAAATTGGACGTATTGACGATGTCGTCAACGAATATTCCATGCTGTTGCATAATTCCGTCGAAATGCTTTTTCATATATGCACATGACGGATAATCGTGATCGATGCAGAAATCAAGTCCCTTCATATACATTTGGCACAGCGAATGTTTATCTTCGTTTTGCCATCTTTTTTGCCACGGCGTACACAAGCCTAACGCGATTGCCTTTTCTTTCAATTCATCGGATACATTCATAATCAACTTCCTCCAAGACTGTTACTGATTCGTTTTAATATCGGATTGGTTTCTGTCCTGATGACATTCACTGCCTCTTCCGTATTCTTGCGGATATATTGTAGGTGTATCATCGACGTTTCGGCCATAGATCTTAATTCGGTTGATCTGGTCAATAACCGGCTTATATTCATATCTATGCCGGTATGTGAAATCATAAATTGTTTGAAACGCGCAATGTGTTCATTCAGATAGTTATATATCCCCCTTACATCCGACTGAATCGCAGTAAAACGCCCATTCAGTTCCGATCCGGTATCCTGCGACATGGCTTCATATCCTTTCGATGTGCCTGTCTGCTTCTTCCCCTCCGCTTCGCCCATCAAATCGAATCCGGCATCCTTAGCGGCTTTCACCATGCTATTCCATAAACTCTTCGACGTTCCTACGGTTCCTTGCAGGGCGGCAAATTGCGACGTAAGACCTTCCATGTCTTTCACTGATAATTGTCCGTCGCCAAAAACACCGCTCTGTCCGTCTTCGCCAAACAGATATTTACGAAGGTTTTCCATTGCTGGCTGAATAACTTGTAAATCTATCATCTTGGAAACGAGATTCTTTATGATGTCGTTGACCGAATTGTCGAATGCCGCTGCCGCATCTTCGCCAGCGGCAAAAGCGCTTACAAGGGCCGAGGCAATAGAGCTTGACCAATCCTTCAGACTCGCATCGAACTCCTGACTGAACAGATCTTCGTAGAAGTACTTTATCTGGTCGTCGAGTTCGGCAATCTGTTTTTCATACTCTTTGACGGCGTTGCGGTCTGTCTTCTTTTTCTCTTCTTCCTTGATTCGCATCTGGTCGATAGCATCGCGCTGCGCTTTCAGGTTGTTCAACTGTGCTTTCGCCTGACTTCCTGTTGTACCACCCAACTGACGCTCGATTACCTTTTCCAACTTCTCATAGGTAGCTTGTAAGTCCGTCACATACTCCTGAAGTCGTTTGATCTGCTTAGACAACTTAGCGTCCTTGTTTCCAATTCCGAATAAGCTGCCGATTGCCTTACCGATGCCTCCGATAACTTTAAATCCACCCGTAACGATGGAAAAAGGCTTGCTAAAATCGACCGTTTCAAGCCCTGAAATAATCTGATCGACGCCTTCAAACGCTCCGGATATCTTTTCCGGGATATTAATGCCAAAATTCTCAAGTGCACCGGTAAACGCTTTCGCAGCATCAAATCCTTCGCGGGCTTTGGCTGCGTATTCATGGGTGGCTTCCGTCAACTTTGCCTGTGCTTCATATCTTCTTTGTTCGGCCTCGGTTAATTTTTTTTCTGCCTTTGCTAAATCCAAAACTACTTCGACGAGCTTTTTGGATTTCGGGTCGTATTTCAGTCCAGCATACACAGTCTGGCCGGATTCCACCTTCCGAAGATCGTCTTTTGCCTTCTGGTAATCGGCATTTGCATTCTGGTAATTCCCAAAGGCCGCTTTTAACGCTTCACCCGGTTTCAACTCATTGATTTTCCTATCCAGTTCGTCGTATGCTTCGACCAAGTTTTTGAGATCAGTCGGGTCGAGAGCCGTTTTCGACTCCTGAATGTACTGTTGCAGACTATTTTTAAGGTTCTGCAACGTGGAATACGCAACCCTGTCCAGGTCGCCGAATATCAGCTCCCAATTCAGGCTTTTTTTAAACTCTTCGACATCAAGTTCCGACATAGCTTTCTTAAACTCTTCCCGTAGGGACAGCTTTTCGTTTATTGACGTTGTTTGGGCTGTCTTCTTTTGGTATTCCTCAGTTATTGCCAGCTTTTTCTGCTGATAATTCCCATATTTCTTCAAATAGTCATTGAGTCCCTGTATCTCTTGGTCAATCAATTTTTGATTGTCCTGAACCTGTTTTTCCAGTATCGCATTTTGTAGTTCGGCAAATTTGGGCGCTGCTTCGGCCTCGGCATTTTTTAAAGCAGATGCATAGTCAAATTTCTTATCCTTGTTTTCTAACTTGGATTCGAATTTTGTCTTCTCATTATCAGCTACTTTCTGGATGTAATCTTGTTTCTGTCGGTCTATTTCCTGTATCTCCTTCTTGTGATCCAGCCGCATTTGAGCAAGGGTTTTCTCCGAGCCTTCTTTCATGGCATTTATCCGGGCCTGCTCTATCGCATTTTGCAGATCTTCGACCTCCCTGAAAATATCCTCTCCTTGTTTGGACAGCGTGTCGGTATAATCTTTTGTATCCCTTTGAATTTTCCCTTTGATCTCTTTTATTCCTTTATTATCAATTAGATAAGGAATTTTAATCTTACTCGCAAGATCTTTACTGGACTTATTTAATGCATTTATGTATTGCCCAACATCTTCAAAAGTGTCAGGTATATCCATATTTTTACGTATAGATTCACTTTCCTGTTTAATGACGTTTGAAAATGCATTAATATTGGCCTTCAGACCTCTTATGAGGGGTGATCCTTCCCCTATACCTCTACTTGTTAATTCGTTTATCTTGTTTTGGGCATCTTCAATCTTTTTTTGATATAATAAGATTGCATTATATTCTTTTGATGATTCTATTTTTATAACGTCGCTATAATTCTTAACAATCATTTCTCTGGCGGCCTGAGCTTTTGACGTTTCAATTATAGCGGTAGCTAAATTCTTATATGCATTCGCAGCATTACCAGCCAATATCTCTTCATTTGATAAACTCCCTAAATATTCGGGATACAATCGCTTTAGTTCTTTTGCCGCCGCAATTCGATCCTCCATCGACGCAGAGGCATTTTGAGTCGCACTATACAAAAGTTTAAGTTTAACAATCTCCGCTTGCGCATTCTTAGCCCCTTCGGACATTGCTTCGTTTAGGGCTTTTGTACTTATTGCAGTAGCATCGAATGTATTTTTACCAGAAAACAGATTTTTGAAGAATCCTCCGATTTCCTTCCCGTAGGCCGTAATTAATGTGATGCCTACGACAAGAGCCGTCTGCCATGAAGCCACGGATTTTATAAGTTGTTTCCAAACGGGGACTCCTTTTATTCCCTGAGCCAAGAGTGCCTTGTATTCGATATTCGCTCTTTTTATCTCGTCGGCCAACATCGGCAGGTTGTTCGAAATAGCCAAGAAGAATTGTTGAGCAGATATGGTTAACGAGGGAAGTTCCCTGGCTAACTGTTGTACCTGAAAAGACAATGGATTAAATGCTAATGCATAATTCCCTACGTTACGACCGAACCGACCGGTTGTACTTTCCAGTTCAAGCACCTTACCATTCAGCGTCTCTATGTTTTTCCGCAATGCCTCCCCAAAAGGAGAGTTTCGGACGTTTTCTGTAAGGTTGTCGTAAACACGCTGTAGATTCAGTAGGTTCGCTTGCATCTGTTTGGTCGACCCTGCTGTCGCATTAAATTCTCGGACTTGCGAACGAAGGGAGATATTCAATGCATTGATCGTCTGCTTATGCTTCATTTCAGCCGCCGTTAACGAGAGGCGTTTGTCGATGGCGTCGCCTACCGTAATGGCATTGATAGACTCCTGCATTTGTAAACGCTTTCGTTCCTGGGCGATAATAGCCAGTTCTGCACGTTCCTTTTCAAGATTAGCAACCGTAATCCGCATCTGGCTGTCGAGATTTGTAGCCGCCTTTACTTCATCCTCTACGGAAGCGGCCGACTTACGGGATGCTGCGATCTTTTTCTCTTCTGCCTGGACAACATCTTGCGAAGCCGCTATTCTTTTTTTTTCGGCCGCTATCGAATTGTTTATCTCGTTTATAATCTTATTCTGCGCATCGACGATACCCTTGTTAAGTCCGGAAATCTCTTTTTTCGTATTCTTGATCTGGTTAACCAGTTCGTCGAATCCGCTATCTCCTTTCTGCATGGAATGCAGTTTGACATACAGCTTGTCAAGTTCTTTTTCTAATCTGATTACCTCTTGATAATCAGCCCCTATTTTAAAATAAAGTGATGCCATAAATCCAAATCGTCAATAATGAGGTGTGTTGGGGTAGGAGAAGCTACTTTCGTCCCTGTTTTCGCTTTAGCATATCCTTCCCGGATATTTTTTCAACTTGTTTTTGTGCGTCGCCGGACGAGTAATCGAACCGGATCTTATCGGCACACATCATCAGTAGGTTTTGATAGGGTATCTTTTTTACGGCTTCATCATACGAAATTCCGAGATCAAGAAAAGACGCTATCTGTCCGATCATATTATTGTTTCCCGACTTACTCGTATTGGAACTATTATCCGTAGGACTAAGCTTACACTTAGCGAACATCTCGGTTCCGTTAATCATTTCTCCGCACGCTTTCGCGGCCTCGTACAGTTGGCTGATAGTAGCATATCTACGAATGAATTTGTAGGCCAGGAATGCTCTTATATTCCTGAATATGCCGTGCCGGGTGACGGCAATGGATACGGCTTTGCATAGGCTATCCGAATTATTGTCTATCACGCGGAACCATAATATTTTCTCCAAAGGGAATGACGTTTCCGAATATTTTTCTATCATCAGGCATATATCCCAAATGACAAAAGCATATATCCGGAACCAAAATCTGCCCAATGTTACCCTTACGTAATTATTGCGCCTTACCGCCTTCGATATCAATATTGATGCTCTGTTCATCTTCTTTCCCGATCAATTCATTTAACTGTGAAAAAACAGCGCATATCTCCCTATATTGCTCGATAGGGATAGAGTCTATCACCTTTAATACATTCTCGTTTAATTCCGACAACGAAGCGCGCCTGACGATCTGTCTCTGAAGAACATATCTGCGAAAGCGTGAGAAAGAGCCGCTCCCTGATACCGCTAATGCGATTATCCGGGATAGATAATCCGTATTGTCCGGGATATCGTCGCGCTCGAAAGAATGCATCTTACGCATCGTTTTAAATATGCGGCGAATCGTTAGTACGGTCGGTTCTTCGAAGGCCAGAATTCGACTCCCGAATGATAAAATATTAATTCCCATATTGATAAAAGGCGGGTCTCCCCGCCTTCAAAAATTAAATTTGACCACTATGCGCCCATAGATTCTTTCACTTCGCTGTCGTCGAACCAATATTCAGGAGATACACCCGATACGTCCGATTCCATCATCGTTCCTGCGACAGCCAGTCCGATAGCCCCGTCCGTATTCGCTCCCCGCGCCCCGATGGAAGCCTTCGGAAGCACAAGCCATACGTCATCCTTTGTTTTTGCAACAAGAGCCTTTTTGATATCCTGAGCACCCGATCCGCGTTTCCATCCGACGACCTGGCTCCCGGCTCCTGTAACTAACTCGCCTCCTTGCAGATCTTTTTTCTCCTGATATTGATACAATCCGATTGTGAAATTGATCGCAACATCGCCGGCCTCCCGATCTTCCCGGTAGGTGTTGCCGGTTATCTGATTCTTATACGAGGTTACGGACGCTTCTGCTTCCTCGTAAGTCCATGTATCTTGATGGACGTTTTCGATCTCGTGGAATGTGGATACGCCTTCCGATGGATGCAGGAGAGCGTACAATTTAGCCCCGCTGAATTCAGGGTCTTCGATCACGGGGCCATAGAAAAGCTGTTTAAGGCTTACCGCTGATATTTTTTTCTCTGTCATAACTTAAAGTTTAAAATTGTTTGTTTTGATAAAAAGTCTTACGTTCACGAAGTAGCTCCATGTGGCTTCGTCGTGTTCAGTGGAAATGCTGTCGATTGAATAGATTCCCCTTCCCTCCAATTCATTAAAATACACCGACCGGAATTCATTATTGGCAATATTTCCCAACTCATTGAGACGAGGATTGTTGGGGGCCGGATATTTCGAAGACTTGTTGTATGGGACGAATAGATTTACGTTGCCATATCCCTGCGACCAGGGTTCGTTGTTCATTGACAGGACATTGACGACGATCCGTTCGGATACATCCTTTTCTGTTACTGGCGGATGCACATCTTTGTGTACGGGAATGTCGGGAAATATTTCGCGGCACTTCCGATACAGAATGTTTTTAATATCTTCAGGTGTCATCATTTTTTGTTCAGTTCTTTGACTGCGTTCAGCGCTGCGCCGGATAACACATCATATCCTTTAGCTTCGACATATGAGCCGTATGGCATTCCGACAGCAAGTATCAGCGATCGTCCGGAATGGTCTAATTCATTCAATAGTTCGGTTGTAGCTCCTACTGCTTCTTCACGTCCATAATTATCGGCTACGCGCATTTCTTTAATCCTTCCATCCGTAATAGCATAACCGGGGGAATTGCGAAGACGGTACGTCCGGTTCTGATATCTGGTCTTGCTGGTTGCGTACCGGATGCCATTCTCGCCAGCCTTCCTCATGGCATCATCAATCTCCATCTCTAATTGTTCGAAGGCTTCCCTGATATCCGACAAGTCTATTACTATATCCATATCTGAGAGTAACCTAAAAAATTACACTTCCCTGGTTTTGCGACCGCCCCTTCGCCGCGCAATTCCCCATTCGGATAATATGCCCGCACACGATCTCCAATGGAGAATTTTTTTTGAATGCCTAACACAATATGATACCTGTACACATAAGCCTGTCCGTTGATGCCGACCGTCTTCGAAGCATCGTTATCGTCGCACCTGCATCGGCATACTTCAACCCATTCCTCTTTGCCTGTGCCAGGAACCGAATCGCCGTTTGAATCGGTCTCGGGCGGTTCTTTGTGCAGAAGATAGAGTATGTGTGGCATGTAGTACATATCACCAAAGGTCTGATGCGTCGGATATGGAACTCCCTGCTTCGGGGACGATCCCCAGTTGACTACATAACATCCGATAATATTCCCTCAATCCGGATTTATCCCATTGGACAGAAAATCCGTTCTCATTGACCGATTCCGGCATAGCAAGAATAGCGGGAATAAGACCCGTTATCGCTCTTAATACTTGCTGCTGGTTTTCTTTTGTAATTTCTGTTTCCAGAGAGATGTCCGGACTTGAGAGAGTGATATCGAGAAGGTCAGCCTCCGACAGTGAAACGCCGAAGGTCTGAAACCTACCCGTTATGTATTCGCCTATTGTCACGGTTCCGTATTCAATGAATAAATACCGTTGATTTCCGTGATTACCGGAAGCGAAAGCGATTCCGCTTTAGTAAATTCAACGCCGTTCGAATTCTGGGTTTCCCCGACCCCCCATTTGGATACCCGAATCCGCCCGTAGTTCGAATACGAAACCCCCGGCTCTTCGCGTAGTTCACTGTTAGAGTATGCGTTTTTGATGACGCCTAGATTCCCTGATGGAATAAACACGACATTTTTCGGATTCCAGGGCTCATAGGGCCTGAAAACGCCGTTGTCCTGAATTCTGCATTGCCTTCTTACCGGTTCGAAAACAGGTAGTTCGTTAGAGCGCATAAATTCATTCAGGGAAGAGAGCAGCAGGGGACTCGATGACTTATCCGTCCCGAAGATTACCTGTTTCATCTTTTTACTGCGAAGAATGAAAGATAATTTCGACGGGGCGAGCAGAATGCGGTCGAATACCACTTTGTCGGAAGCGGCATCTACAATGCTCTGAAGGTCATCGAAAACATCGACCGTATCGACATTGCCGTCTGTCCAACCGGTCGTTACGCTGGCTTTGTTTCCTGTCGGCATGTTGTAATCGATAGTCGTTTTAACACCTCCCTCAGGGTTATTGGTCGAATCGAGAGTAGCCACGCCTTCGTTAGACAATGCTCCCATAGCGATGATGTCTAATTTGGCATGAACGCCACTTACGACAGTCTTTGCATCCCCGAACATGAGATCTATCAACTGCTGTTTCGCGGCCCCTTCCGGGATCATCCGGCTATCGAGAATCTGCAATACTTTTCGATAGGTGTCAATTGTCATTGGAAGGGTTATTGCGTGAGTCAACACCTTTTTGGCGATTGTTTCAAGTCCTTCCGTCCCGATAACTGGCTCCTTCGAATTTCGATCAATGGTGGATGCGGCGATACTTACGTTATACTTGCCTTTAATCTCTTCGAAATCCAGTCCGATCGTAGGGTAATCCCATGTGAAAAACCGTTCGTAGAAAACGTTATCGAAAAGCTGCTTATGAAGCCTGGACACAGCATCGAAACGGAGCTGTATCTGTTTGGTCAGGTTTCCGAAAATGGAACTGTAAAAGAATTTTTCTGCCATAGCTTACTGTTTGATGAAGAAAATATTCGGGTTGTTTTTCAGTGTAATCCCCTGAAGCCACGATTCAGGGGGATCCGGAACGTATCCGTACAGAACGACAGCGTCATAGGCCACCGAAACCGTATCGGAATCATCGCCGTTCAAAGGATCGGTCGTCTCTCCGACGACACCGTTCGGGACATATTTATCTGCTGAATCCGTGGTCGCGGTAGCTTCTAAAAGGTTATCACCTGCCGCCAGCCCAGTAATGGCGGCAGAGAGTGTAATAGTGTCGTAATCGGCATTCGATGTGTCGATGGATGAAATCGTCACGCCTGTCGTCTCGCCTTCTTTCATCACGATGTCGGTGGCCTGGAATAAATGCCCCTTTTTAACTCTCGGCTTGGTTGTCGTGCCGCCCGTGACGACTTGGGCATGCTTCGAGATGCCCGCCGTTAGCGTACCGGGGACAATCGATACGAGAGTACCCTTCGGAATCCGCGTTCCTTTGGGGAACGTCTGAAGTAATTTGTATCCTGCGGGGAAAATCTTAGCTTCTCCCCTCCAAAAGACGGGCATACTGCCGCCGTAGGTTTCTGGTGTGAATTTTACTCCCATTTGTTTGATTTTTTATGGTTATTTATCTGGAAGGGCGCTCGCCCATGAATCCGCTTCTCCTTTGTCGATGTCGCTAAGAGAAGCGAGTAGTCCGGAATCGTTCTTGCTTCCTAAGTTAGCTGTCACGATGTTCTGCTTGACTTTAGACAGATGGGCTTTGATTGCGTTTTCGTCGGCATCGCTCGCAATAGAAAAGCCTTCGTCGATTCTGAACTGCGGGATATCGAGTTCTTTCGCAATCCGCAGAATCATCGACTCCCTCGTTTGCGCCGCCTCTTTCGCTGCATATTCATCGATTCGTTTCTGCAAGGGAACGACCTTTGCATCGATCATTTTACGAATCAAATCTTCGTATTGAGCGGAAATCATCGGCTTCATGTCGTTATCCGGAACAACGGTCGCCCCCTGTAGAGATACCGCGCTATGAGCATTAGCTGCGCTTGCCGCCTCCGCAGCACGTTGATTGCCGTATGATTCGAAGATGTTCTGAAGAGTGATTCCTTCGACAAAAGAATTCGCCTCTTCCGGGGTTGTGATCGCCTCGCTTTGCCCATTTACGACTCCTTCCAGAATGGAGTCGGGGACATCGGCAAAACGGGCTTTAAGTAATGACAAAATAGTCTCTTTCATGCTGATATTGTTTTGGTTGCAATTACAACACAAAAGAGGACACGTTCGGCACATTGGTCAATGCTTCCGAAATAAAAAACGTGACAACCGCGCGATTGTCACGAAAAGTCATTTTATCCGGGATTAGACATAAGAAAAATCAATGGTATTCTATATTATTATAATATTTATTAATTTGCAAGGGGGGTATCTTTATTATATTTATACTTAAATATTTTAAACCTATTATTTATGCAAAAGAATAGTAACATGAGAAGGCTTTTATTTTTATTTGTGGCTGCCGCCACGGTCGTATTTTCGTCCTGCTCAAAAGATGACAATAACGACGGTATTCAATTAACCAAAACAGATCTCGTAGGGGTGTGGAATGTCACATCTATCGCAACATCAGGAGACTTTAGCAATGTCCCGTCCGGCGGAATTTTAATATCTGTAAAAAACGATGATTCGTATACAGTTAAGTTCTTTAGCGATATGTACGTAGGCAGATATGAAATAAAAGGGAATACGATGGTCGGTACGACACTTGACCCTATTACGGAGTATTTTAAATTTGAAAGTCTTGAGGGCAATAAAGCTCAGATTTCATACAGTAATAGCGACGGTGGTAGATATCAGTTCAAAGTGGTAAAAAGCAAATAGTTAAGAAAAAAGAAGTGAACAAAAGAAAGCCCTGGCTATGCCGGGGCTTTCTTTTTACCGATGTGCGGTTTTTCGATCTTTGAGCAAGTCGATCAGTTCGACTATTGCTTCCATAAATTCCCCAAAAAAGACCTTGTCCGTTTTAAGGCGCTCCAATACGTCGGAGACTGTGAAGTTGTTTTGCATAGGATAACGGTTATGCAAAAGGCAAAAAGAAACGGTTTTGCCTGTCCCGTCGTTCTCCACATAGACATTATGCAGTGGGCGCATTAACGCACCACACGGGGGTACAAAACCGTTATGATATTGCCTATGTGAGAACGAGGCAAAGATAAAAAGAAAAAAATGAAACTAATTATTTAATATTTGTTTTAACAAATTGCATTATTATACTAACTGCTTGTAATTAAAATTATTAACAAGATGATAAATCCGATTACAAGTGCAACTATCCAGTTCATTGCAGTTTGAGATGTCCCAGTTGCAGAAAGTGTTTGTTGTTTGTAATAGTTTATATACTCATCCTGTTGAGATAGAGTTTTTTCCCGTAATTTAGATGTAGACTCGTACATTTTAATAGTAGCTTGGAGTATGTTTATTTGAAGTTGCATCGCATCGGCATCCCTAATTTTAGTTTGAAGATCACTAATGAGCCGTTGCTGAGAGGTTCGCTCATGTCGGAGATTTTGTACTTCTTGTCTCAAAGCATTGATAATGTTCTGCGCATCTGTGTCTTTAGAATCATCCGATTGACTGACTGATGAATATCTACTATCATTGTCGAATGAATAGCCATTGCTAGCACATATTGTCTTGTACGCCTCGTTTATTCGCTTTAGCAGCTCGTCGAAAAATGGGTCTCCATCGTGCTTGTCTGGATGCAACTTACTCACGTATAATCTATACGCCTTTTTCACTTTAGCTTTAGAAGCATTAGGAGGAAGTCCTAATATGTCGTATGGATTAACCATCTATTTATATTGGTTCTCTTATGGCGTTCACTTATAAGCCCGACAAACAAAGTTGTATTTTACCAAGAAGCCGAAAACGGAGTGAATATTATGGTCGTTTTTTTTGCACTTGAACACTGTACCTTTATGGTCGCATTTTCTTCTGAAAATGAATTGATGTATTGCAACCAATATTGATCGACATCTTGGAATCCTGTAATTCCTTGAAATAAATGTCCCAGATATGTTGCTGATTCATAATATTTGTCAGTATTCATCCTGATTTCGACCTTATTGAGCTTGTCGTTATCTGAAAAATAGTATATTACTTTGTCAATATAATCTTTCTCCCCAATATATATAAGACCTTTATGTGTAGCAGGGGATCGTTTTCGTATTTCTTTCGACGCAACATAATCTTGTGTTGCCCCGAACTCCAAAACCGGAACTAAGAACGTTTGAAGCGGAGATTTGACGGTAATATTATAAATTTCTTCTCCAAAATTGACTTTAGTTTTGCCGACGTGAACGGAGGTAATGACTCCCTTATTTACTTTTGCAATAAATTCATCATCAGAATATCCCTGCGTGGATGAATTTCCCGTATCAAACTCATTTGAATATTTGTCTTGACCGACCATGCCACTTAAAGTATATAAAGTGATATCGTGGATTTTGTCCAGAACCGGCGGTGGATTTACCCCATCACCGATTCCATTGTCACTTTTAGAGCAACCTATCAATAAAAACGTAACAATAGCCAGAAAGAGAATAAAAGACTTTTTCATTTTCATTTATTTGTTATAATTTATTTTACGTGATTTGGCTAAATTTTGCATAGTTGTGTTTTTCCTTAGACTGTGCGGCCCAAGTGAGGTATTACACGACCCCTTTTTTTTGAGATTCAGATTCCGCAAAAGTCATTGATTGTATTTTCGTTCGCAAGGCTCCTATTTCTTCTCGCAGGTTAGCTATCTCATTGTTTAGATTTTTGATTTCTTGATCTTTACGGTTAATCATTTTTACAAGTTCGATTGTCATGTCATTTAGATTTAGGTTAATAGATTCTTTATCGCTAATTGGGGATTTAGGTTCGGTTTTCAACATGGGGCCTTCGCCGGTAAGGAGCCACACACGATTTATATCTTGATAGTATTTCAATATCTTTTCTACAACTCGCTCAGATAAATCCCGCCCTTCTTTACGAGATTTTCCTATAGTTCCGACAGCAATGCCTAATTGAACGGTCACTTTGTTATCGTTCAAATCATTTATTTCCATATACTTATCGAATCTATCAATTCTTCGCATGAAATTTTATGTAAAAAAGTTCAACGTATATTTTGAATATATGTAAATTAATTCTACATTTGCAATACGATAATTCATTCAACTGCAAAACTACCGATGGATTATCATAACGCAAATAGCAAATATATACTATTTGCGGTGAAATACAAGTTCTTTGACATCTTTCAGCCCTCATAGTCCGGTGCGGATGGATTGCTGTTACGGGTTCGACTCCCGACCGGGCGCAATACAATACTACTTTTTTTAAACCCAATGGTTCCCTTTGCCGAATGTAATTATAATACTCTCTATCTAAAGGAACGTAAGTTACAGACAAAGGCTTCGTACCAACTGTCAGACAGGTTGTTTTCCAATATTCCTATAATCTGTGATAAGTTTTATCGAGCCATTCTGTCCAAGTACAAATATCTTCTGGTTTCAGATACATTATATTCCCGCTGCGAGAACATTTAATAACCCCTTTGTCGTCCTCGGATACTACTCTCACTTGCTTGCCATCTGATTTACAAACAGCTAATTGTCCTTTTGTAAATTTTCCTCCGGCAATCAAAGGGAGATCCGCATTCGGATCGGGGGACGCGAAATGTTTGGTTAGCTTTCTGACATCGTTTGTCATTCCCCAAACTTTAAAAAATAAAATGATCTGCAAAATACCGAAAACGATCATTACGATCCCAAAGAACATCATTAAACCATCCATGTTTGTAAGTTTTTAAAATAAGTTTTAAAGTTGCCTTCTATTGATTTTACCTTTAATAAGAAATATTTTCAGGACATCGTTTCTGTCGATAATCGTATCGCCTGAGAACCGCGGGTTCGTGGCCCGTAAAATAAATTTGCATCTATCTTCAGAAAGATACACATTCTTGATCGTTCTTAGGTTATCGCAGTTTGCGTTTGTTATAACTAAATATGGCTCCCCCCAGAGCATAGAATCAACATTGGTGATCTCCTTCACAAGAACGACTTCACCGGCAAAAAAGTCAGGTTCCATGCTCTCCCCGTAGACCGGAAAGGCAGCACAGCAATCATTCAAAGGCGGGTAACTGATAAGATATTGAGACACCTCCGGAATGTCGTTAAAGCTTTCTGCAATAGACGCTGTTACGTTGATGTCGTAAAATGGGATGCCCCGTTTTTCAGTAATCTTATCTTCGGGCCTAATAAGCATTTCGCCCTCACCGGTTAGAAGCCAAACTCGATCAAACTGAGGAAAAGTATCCGCAACTTTATTAAATAGGTTATCAGTAAGGTATTTTTCCGAACCATTAAATGCTGATGACAAATTTGTTTTGTCGAATCCAATGCATTCAGCAAATTCTTTTTTCGTAGACAGCACTTTTTCGTAGCGCAATCTTTCAAAAACATCTAACAACCTATCTTTTTTAGTCATTATATATCAATTATTTGCACATTGCTTAGCGAGGTTGTACGAAATTAATTTGTATATTCATTTGTAAATACAAATTTAATTTGTATATTTGCAATACAATAATACCGCAACAACAAAGGTAATGCGATATTATCAATGTGAAAATAGTAAAAAAATACCAAAACTATGATTACAATTTCTTACTCAGTTCTTCGATCGTTCTCTGCTGACTCTCGATTATCGCTATCAGCCGGTCTTCGCGGGATGATTCGACATTTGACTCTGTACGCAACATAGCGCCCTTACCCGTAAGAAGCCATTCAGCGGAAATGTCAGGGAAAGCCTTTAGTATTTCAAGTAAAAATTTCAAAGAAGGCAGATTCTCTTTGTTCTCAACCTGCTTAATAGTAGGCTGAGACATTCCGATCAACTTGGCAAATGAGTTTTTATTTAAATTTTTATCATTCATTATCAGAACAATACGCTCATTGACCAAAAAATAATCAAGTTTTTCTTGCATTTATTCAAGTAATTACTTTATATTTGCAATACAATAATACCGCAACAACAAAGGTAACGCGATATTATCAATGTGAAAATAGTAAAAAAATACCAAACCATGAAAATGAGGATTAATAAAAGCGAAGTAATGAAGAGGGCCTGGAAGATTTTCAGAGGTAAAAACCCCTATTCGTACAGTTTTTCAGCAGCCTTGCGTCGCGCATGGTTTGTTGAAAAAGAAAATGCCAGGGCTGAGATTGAAAGAATCGAACGCGCCGCCGCAGTAATCCCGTCGCACAGCGACATGCCCTTGTTGGATGCGAGCCGCTATTACAATGGGGCGGATAGTTACGGAAGATATTTTGGAGATTAAAAAAATAGACAAATGACAAACGCTTTTAAAAAGGGAATGTTGGATGCGCCCAAAAGACATCAGGTTTTGATTCGGGAAAAGATTAAAGAAAAGTTGGGCATCACAAGTCGTATACAATTCAATAATCGACGTGATGGCATCGTGAATCATACTCCGGCAGAAAGAGACGCCATAGAAGCCATTTTCAATGAGTTTGGTGTAACCGCCCCCTGGGGGAAAGAATGATATGAAAACCGATTCGATACTAACCAAAAGAGAGGCCCAGGTAGCCGAGTTATGCGTCAAGGGGTATATCGGGAAAGAGATCGCCGATAAGCTTAATACCTCTTACCGTACTGTCGTGAACCACTTTCAGAACATTTACGACAAAACAGGTATCCGCCGGTCAACCAATGCCCTGGTGTCGTGGTGGTTTTGCGTGAACTTTTCGATTGACATTTCAGAAACGGCAAAGCAGATTATCGCGGGGGTATTCTTTCTGATGGTTCTTCCTCACGAGATTTTCATTCACGACACACAGCGGCGCTTTTCCCGTAACGGACGGGTTATCGAACTGGTAGAAAAAGATTACGAACCGGAATTTATGCCTCAAATGTTGGCTGCATAATAAAGCAAAAAATGAAAGCAAGCATAAAAAAATACGACAATAGTTTGCAAAGTCAAAAAGGTTTTGCATCTTTGCTGTTGCCAAAGTTTCATAACACTGTCAAATCTTTAGATTTTACAGGCAACCACCCTTATAACGAGGTGGGGACTTTTTCAGGTATATCTTCTGGTGACAGTGGATATGAGACTTTGGCGAGTTTTAGAAAGAGCCCCGCCTCTTCTGTTATATACATATGTCAAATTTTTAGACCATGCCAAAGTCTCCTAAAAATTTGCAGCCCGACGCACCAGGTGCGCCCGCTTCAACGCAAGAGCGTGCGAAAGTCGCTCAATCTATCTTTAATCTTTCTGACGAGGAAATCATCCATCGTTTCAAATCTCTTTCAGAGAGTGAGATCCGCGATCTCGCTCCGGTGCTCCGTATCCTTTTCTGTATGCTCTTAATTCATAACAATAAACGCTAAACAACTGTATTGCAATACACTAAATTAAAATACGATGGAAAATTTATTGAAATGTGATGGCCGCCGTTTTCGGTGCAAAATCAAAGAGACTCCCGCCGAAGGCAGAATCCGGGTAGAAAATGGCAATGTGTATTTATGCCAAAATAAGCAAGAGGGAGCAGAAGCGAAATGTAGGTTCGGTTATAAATATAGCTGGGACGTTTCATCTGGATCAGATAAACACCTTGCATACAACGATGTTTCCGACTTCGTCCTAATCCCTTCTACCCCCGATGAAATCGAATCCTACAAGGACTGGCAGGTGGGAGACAAGGTGTGTTGCAAGGAAGGTATCGTCATTTCTCCCTTCTCACCATATGGCGAAATTATTTTCAGAAGCGGAGAATTGGTTGTACCAAAATTCAATGACCGTGCCCCCTACGTGTTTACATGTAACGAGCTTTACAAGCGAGGCTATCGCCTCGATATCAAACCCCTTTCTGAAGAAGAAAAAACCGTTGAAATTTCAATGGACGAGATTGCCGAAAAATGGGGCATTTCGAAAGATCAGTTGAGAATCAAGAAAGAATAGTAACGAAAGGTAGCGCACGATAGGCGGTTAATCGGATAGGCCGCAATGTTTGCCGGCATCATAGTCACATTAGGTAGTTCGACTCTACCCTGCGCGCATAGATAAAACCACAAAAATGAAAGCAAGCGTAAAAATATGTGAAAAATGTTTGCGAAATCAAAAGTTTTGCGTACATTTGTTATTGCGAACCGATACGAATATCGTATCACAAAAACATAATAACGCTGATAATAAAGCGTTGCCCTTTGTCCACTTCTACTACGGTAGTCGTGTCGGTTCGCAAAACTTGACAGGGCAACGCCTTTTTTGTTGCCATATATTAAAACTTTTAACTGACAAATGCGAACCGAAGTTAAAAGCACTAAGGCGAATAATAGTACCCTTACTGCACCCGTACCTGAATTACAGGACATCCTCAATCTCTCAAACCGAGAGATCGCAAAATCTTTTTGCAGAATTAAATCCTTTTCGTATCTTTGTAATGCGACAGAACCGTATTGCACGGTTTACAAAGTACATAAAAGCCTTTTTTGGGCGTATCTCCGTTGCGCTTCTACTCCGTGTAGTGGCGGTTCTGTCGCAAGAATTGGGGGTGCGCCCTCTTTTTATGCAATTAACTGACTTGTGTTCAACAAAATGCGACAGAACGACACAAGCGGTAAGGCGAATAATAGTACCCTTACTGCACCTGTATCCGAATTACAGGACATCCTTAACCTCTCGAACCGAGAGATCGCAATCCGTTTACAATCACTCTCTTTGGACGATCTTGAAAAGCTCGCCCCGCTGCTTCGTGTACTTATGTATGTCGTTTTAACGCGAGAAAGCCATGCCACAGAAGAACATTCCGCAAACAGTAACCTTTGGTCAGGTGATGGATTATATTAGTGAATTAGAGGCATCTAACCGGGTGCTTAGCGCTGAGAACAATAAGATGCGCCACTACTTTAATCTTGAATTGGTGGCCGACGTGCCGGTATCGGTCAATACTGCGTGCGATATACTCGCTCGCCATGCGAACTCGATCCGATCATACATAACCAGTGGATTGCTCAGATTGCACCCCGACAGTACGGACAAAGCACTGAAGATAAGACTTGATTCGGTTCTCGCATTCAAAAAAGCTAAAGCGGAGAAACGATGAAAGCGGTACTATTTATTACAGCCATATTGCTTGCGGCGAACGAGTCGCGCGACATCTGGGTGAACCTGATCGGCATCGGATTGATGGCATTGCTTGTAGTTCTTTTTAACCACAAAAAACACACGACCATGAACGAAGATTTCAAAGTATCGGACAAAAGTAACGATCCGGATCTGAATACGCCCCGGATTGCACTTTCGAAGCTGGCCGTTTCGGGAGAAATGAGCGAAGACGGTCGCAAGGAAATTATCAACTACTTAAACGAATTATAGCCATGATAAAGCTAACAGCCGAAGATTATCGCCGTATGGCTTTCTTGGTTGAAGACAAGTCATACGATTTCAGCAGTGATTTCGAAACTACGATAGAGTATGACACCGACCGGTTCAACTCCGATCTTCAGGTTCATGCAATGTCTTACGACCATGACGGAGAAACAAGGCTATTTATTACGTATGCACAATTAACAACCTCTATTCCAGAAGGCACAATAAATAATGACTTCGACAAAAACAGATTGCAGTACAATTTGGTTCATTAGGTTTTTGTAAGTTAAGGTTAATGATTCGCCCTGCGCCATCCGCGAGGCCCGCGCAGGTTATTTAAAAATTCAAACACGTAAATATTATGCTAACAGAATTAACATCGGATCAAAAAAGGATCATGCTTGAAACGCGTGATGAATGGATTAATCTATTCTTTGATAATGTCAGGAACAAACGAGGTATAGACAAGCCTGCTTTCGAAGAAGGGATCAAATGGCTTTACAACGATTTGCTGAAAAAGCCTACTCCGAAGATTATTTATTGTGATGGGTGGCTGAGCTGTTTATTAACCATCGCGATTTTAAAGGATAAAAACCTGATTAAAAAATCATGGGATTCGGTCATGGCTTCGGTCAAGGATTCGGTCATGGATTCGGTCAGGGCTTCGATCAAGGCTTCGGTCGGGGATTCGGTCAGGGCTTCGGTCTGGGATTCGGTCGGGGATTCGGTCTGGGATTCGGTCTGGGATTCGGTCGGGGATTCGGTCTGGGATTCGGTCGGGGCTTCGGTCAGGGATTCGGTCGGGGATTCGGTCTGGGATTCGGTCTGGGATTCGGTCGGGGATTCGGTCTGGGATTCGGTCGGGGATTCGGTCAGGGCTTCGGTCTGGGATTCGGTCTGGGATTCGGTCGGGGATTCGGTCTGGGATTCGGTCGGGGATTCGGTCAATGAATATTCATCTTATATTGATTTATCGAATTATGGATGGGTCTCATTTTATGACTTTTTCGAAAAGATAAATCTGTTGGATAATTTCAATTTCAAGCAATATAAAAAGCTTATCAGATCTAATGTTTTCAATGCTTATGAATATGAAAATTACGTATTCGCAATTCAGCCTCCAGTGTATATAGAGACTAATTTAGCCGGAAGGCTTCATTCCACAACACAGGCTGCCGTCCAGTTCAGGGATGGATCGGAATATTATTTCATCAACGGCCGTTCTATTCCGGCATGGATTGTCAATGACAAAAGTTCCATCACGAAAGAGCGGTTTATGAAGGAAACGGATGCCGATATTAAAGGAGCTATTTATGAATCCATTGGACAGCAAGGTATGCTGGATCTACTCGGAGCGAAAGTAGTTGATCGGCGGGAAATCGTCCATGCTAACGGAGATAGGGAGGTTGTCGAACTTCTTAAAACGAATGATTTGTTTAAAGAAATCGATAACCAGCCTTTCGCATGGGTCTCGATGTGCTGTCCGAGTACGGGCACTCATTATCTGCAAGGTGTAGAACCGCACCATACGAACGCGATAGAAGCCATTGCATCCCTTTCGCCATTTAACGCTAAAGATTATTCATTCAATTTCAGAGCATAAATTATGGAAAACATCAGATTTCATCAGGGCGATGTGATCGGGGCTTCGATAGATGCGATCCCGGCATCCGCAATCATGGTTAAAAACCGTCCTTTAGCAATCAGCGACCGCACGAAGCATGCGCACGTGTTGACCGGTAATGTAGAACGTTACGAGGTTGACAAAAGGGTCATTTATAAAGTCAACGAGGAATCGATACTTCAGCATGTATCATTGTTATCTATGGACGATGAGTCTTATCGGTCGCCGATAGATCGGAAATGGGAAGATCATAAGCCGATCAGATTGTCCCCTGGCATATACGAGTTCTGGATACAGCAGACATACAATCCTTACACTCGATTGATGGAGGATGTGAAGGATTAACAAATAAAAAGCGGGTGGCGAAATTGGTAGACGCACATAAACAGGTGGGCTGATAGTGGTCGGGGCAACACAGTTGCCGGAGGACGCTCCTCGGAAAGCAGCCGTGCGGGTTCGAATCCCGCCCCGCTGACAAAGAAGATGAAAGGCTTCGGATATTCGAGTTTTAACGAAATATTTTTTTTGAAACCATACAGTATAGGCAGTCACCGAAGACGTTCGGATAAGTGACAAGCAATGATGCGGGGAGTGCGCCCTTGAGTATGTACAACAAAACAGGGCCAACACAAACAAAGCTGACAGATACCTTTTCTCGCAGGTAAGTTTCAAAGCTGTCGCCGGGGCAGAATCGGCCCTATACGCAAAAGCAATGGCATAAGCGAGTAAGATGCCGATAAAATGATTAAAAATTATGGGACTAAATGAAGGAAGCAATGCAATGTACATTGGAATCAGCGAAGGAAAAATTTCGCTGCGAGTAAAAGAGGGCACGCCGGGGGCGGTTCAGGTCGTAGGCAAAGAGAGTGGGAAGATCAGTTGGGTTAAGTATTACCGATCCGTTACGGGATACCTTACCGGTCTGGTCAATAAGCAGGATAAGTTCAACGACAAAATGTACAACTGGCACCTGACAATCGTAGATGGTAACGATACTTATATCATGCAGGTCAGAGAGCAAAGCGGTTATGGACGTTCGCTGATGAAGTCGCTACCGAATGTGGATTTTAATCAAAAGATCACTTTTTCGCCCTATCTGAAGGTCGTGGAAGATAAAAAGCGAGGAACGCTTTACCTCCAGCAGCGCGGAGAGAATGTGGATTGGTATTTCACACGAGAAAATCCGCACGGACTTCCTGAATTGGAGGAACGGATTGACGGTCGGGGAAATATCACCTATGACGATTCGGCGGTGCTCAATTTTTTTCTGAACTATGTAGATAATGAGATACTGCCCCGGATCGAAGCGGCAAACCGGAAGCGTCTCGGTGAACTTCCAACTGAGGAGCCTATAACTGAAGAGGATGATCCCACCGCATGGATGGAGCAGGAACACGCTCGACAAGTTGCTTCTGTCCGTGCCGAACATAAATCGTCCGGCAATCAATCTTCAGATATGAATCCTTATCAGCGGCCGCCACGTTCGATAGCTACGTTTTCCGACGGTACGCCGATTCCGAATCCTGACGATCTTCCATTTTAAACAATTTGACTATGGGACGCTTATTCCATAACCCGTCAGCGAAGCAGATTACTTTTTGCGACGAACGCTTTTACGAAACGAAGGAAGGCAATTTTTATCCTTCCGTAACTACGGTATTGGATCTTTATCCTAAAGGTAAAGAGTTTAACGAATGGCTGAAGCGTAACGGTCAGGATGCGGATGTGATCGTGATGTCCGCTGCAGATAGCGGCTCTAAGGTACATGAGGCTATCGATAAGTTGCAGCAGGGCGTAGAGGTATTCTGGGACGATAGCATATATACGCTGCGGGAGTGGCAAATGATTAACCGGTTTATCGATTTTTACAAAAGGTTTCGCCCGGAGATTATCAGTTCGGAATTTACCCTGGTATGCGATAAATACGGCATTGCCGGTACGGTGGATATGGTTTGTAGGTTGCTCGGTAAGCTATGGTTGATCGACTTCAAAACATCCAACTACATCCACAGCACACATCACATTCAGGCAGCCACTTACACCACCATGTTTAACGAAATCAACAAGGGTAGATACCAGCCTATCCAAAAGACGGGTATCCTGCATCTAAATGCCAAAACCCGTACGGAAGGATCAAAAGGAAAGATTCAGGGTGTAGGTTGGCAACTGATCCCGGTGGCGAATTGCCCGAAACATTTTGCATCGTTCCGTCATGTACGGGCTATTTGGGACTTGGAGAATCCGAATCCGAAGCCTAAGAATCTGGTATACCCCGACCGTTTAAAACTTTCTGATTATGGACACCTTGCAACGGCTTCTATCTGAGGCTGCAGAGTACCAACGGTACGCAGAACAAAAATGCCCTTCAGATCCATCGGAGATCAACGAGCGCATCAGAACCCTCCAGGTATATGTCGCCCGCACCGGACAAATGCTGGCAGAAGCGAAGCTCCTGCTCAATCGCAAAAAGAGTTCGGAAATAGCGGAGACCGTAGTAAAAATAGCTAAAGAAGGACATCTGTCCGCCAAAGCGCAAAATGCTATCGTAGACAGTATAGCGGCAGAAGAAAAGTATTTGGTAGACTGGCTCGACAGGTTGAATGCGGCCTGTACGCATCAGGTAGACCACACCCGCTCACTGCTCGCATATGAGCGTGAACAGATGAGATTATTACGCACCGGTTATTAAACACATAAGATCATGAAGCACAACAAAGGCGATCCCTGTAGTGAGTTCGAACGGCTACTGAAGGAAGAAAAAGATTCGTCAACTTGATAGCGCGGGCAAGCATTGCACCGCAAAACTCAAAGAACAATCCGGATTCAGATACTCAGATATGAAGAAGGCAAAATATTAAGCATTGAAATACTTGTAATCCTGCATGGACGGTTTTATTCGATTAAATAGAAAGTTCTTCACGAATGTTTATTGGTCGCAGCAACGCACCTTTAGTCTGTCGGAAGCGTGGCTCGATTTGATTCAGATGGCACGATTTGACGCGGAACCAGCAACGAAAGAACTACCTAACGGTCGCTTGATAACTATTAAACGAGGCGAAATACACGCGGGTTTGCGATTCTTATCCGATCGTTGGGGCTGGAGTGTCGAAAAGACGCAGCGATACATCAATAAGCATATTAAAAAACACGAAATCGAACGCCGAACCGAACACGGAGAAAGTATTATAAGTCTCTGTAATTACGAGTATTACAATCCGATGGAAGGCACTCTACCGAACACTACATCAGACACTATGTCAAACACTACCCCGTACACTGCCCGAACACCGACCAGTACGAATAATAAGAAAGATAAAGAATATATACACCCCCCTTACCCCCCATCCGGGGGGACGGCGGGTGCCGGTGCAGCGGAGCCGGGGCGAAGCCCTGATATATCTTCCGAATCTTTTACGGATACGGCGGGCCGGGCGGCGGACGGCAGGCAGGGCGCTCCTTTATGGCGGGGCGATTTCACGGTTTACCAAGCCGAAGCAAAGTCAGCGCTGGAGCAATTGAAAATCGACCAAGAATTCATAGCGGAGCAGCAGCGGTTTTACCCCGGTGTTGACATAGGCATGAGTATGGAAAAGGCGTACTGTAACTTTTGGGGAATACCCGATGGTTGGGAGCACAAGAAACGTCAAAGATCCCGTACAATCAACTGGAAGAGTACTTACAGAAACGCTTTATCTCTGAAATCCAATCAAGTGGCAGTAGGCACCGCTTTACATCAGGAGCCTCGTCCAGTTAAACCAATCAGACTATTATGACCGACGAAATGAACATACCGCAGGCCGAAAAGCTGGAACAAGCCGTAATCGGCGCATTGCTTCTGGAGCCGGGCTACCTGCCGGAAGTCGTGACGGTGCTTACGCCGGATAGCTTCTTCAACCCCTTCAATGCGAAAGTGTACGACATTATCCGCACCATGTACGACAGCGGCGAGCAGATCGACTTATTCACCGTATCCCAGCGATGCAAACGGGATAAGAAGCTTTCCGGGGAAAACGTCGTACCGGTACTTGCGGACTACACGACGCTGGTTGGTTCGGGAGCGGGCGTCGTGGCCCATGCGAGAATAGTGTATGAGAAACATTTATCCCGTCAGATGATTTCCGTTGCCACGAAAGTGCTGGGCGAGATACAGGGTAACGGGGATATAGTCGAGATCATCGACGAGTTTAACGCCGGAATGGATCGCATTTCGATGGCGATTACCGGAGGACGCGGAGCGCAGCACATCGGTGAGTGGCTGAAGGCATCGCTTCGGGATGCAGAGCGCCGTCAGACATTGTCTCAAAGCGGTTGTACGCCAGGGGTGCCTACCGGACTTGCGAGACTCGATGAACTGACTACCGGATGGCACGGCGGGGAGTTGATCGTGCTGGCAGCTCGGCCCAGTGTAGGTAAAACGGCTTTTATGCTGCATAGTGCGCGTGCCGCTGCACAAGCGAGTTATGCGCCTTGCATCTATTCGCTCGAAATGAGCGGTACTTCTATTGCCGACCGGCTGTTACTTTCGGAATGCAATGTCGATCCGGAGGTGTACCGTTCGGGGCGGATGGATGCCGATGACTGGAAGGAAGTTGAACGCGCGACCGGTTTGCTTGGCAAGCTTCCGATCTACATAGATGACAAGCCGGTAGTTTCCATGCGCTATATCCGGTCGCACGCCAAAGTGATGAAAAAGCGGGGTAAATGCGGGATTATCTTTATTGACTACCTACAGTTAGCTGATACGGCTACCGACCAGCGTAACCGTAACCGGGAGCAGGAGGTCGCACAAGCGAGCCGACAGGCAAAAATTATCGCCAAAGAACTCGACGTCCCGGTCGTACTGCTTTCCCAATTGTCTCGCAAATGCGATGATCGAAGTGGGGTCAATAAAATGCCGATGCTTTCCGATCTACGGGAGTCTGGTGCTATTGAGCAGGATGCCGATGTGGTAGCATTTCTCTTCCGGCCAGCCATCCACAATATTGAATATTGGCCGACTTCGCAAGGCGAGGTTAGTACGCGCGGGTTCGGGATTATTAATATAGCGAAGCAGCGTAATGGTCCTACCGAAGAGGTGGCTTTCAGACATAATCACTCTTTGACAAGGATTACTGATTACAAGCTGTATGATAATGTGCCAAAACAAGATACCCCTTTCTGAGCGTGTTTATGAAGCGATCCGGGAGATTGAACGGGAAAAGATAGTGAATAATATCTTCCCGTATCACGCATTGTTGATAAAAGACCTGTCCGAAAAGTTGAAGATCCCAACGGTAGACATCTATTGTGCTTGCGTGGAATTATACAAGCAGGGGATGATTACTGGTGGAAATACAGTTAATGATAAATATTTCAAAGTATTATGATTCATATTGGCATAGACACCGGCGTTAAAACAGGATTCGCCGCATGGGACTCCGAAAAAAGACATTTTCTGGAGGTCGTTACACTAACGATCACACAGGCAATGGAGAGAGTACTTATTTACCGGAATATCAGCCTTACTACCGGAAGTGAAATCAGGCTGTATATCGAAGATGCTCGTCTACGCAAGTGGTTCGGCAATACCGGGCGGGAAAAATTACAGGGAGCAGGCTCGGTTAAAAGAGACGCGCATATCTGGCAGGACTGGTGTCGAGAGCATGAAATCGATTGCCTGATGGTCGCTCCGAAAAACAATAAAACGAAAATGAACAGCGAGTCGTTCAAACGGCTTACCGGATGACGGAAAGCCGTATCGGAACACGCACGGGATGCGGCTTGCATGGTGTATGGTAGGTAAAAACATTAAAAACTTTAAAGAGTTATGGAGATTGTACAAGTAAAACAATTATCGCATGGGGATAGGTTCGCCTTGAAGGACTGGATGGATAAACCTCAGAACAGAGTCGTTTACAGAATCCCAGAGAGGCCTTCTGACTCCGTAGTCGCTAAAAGAAAACCATCAAAGTCATCTGCGAATCAGGGGGGGGACAAAAGGATTAGGAAGGATGAGTGGGTTTATAAGCCGAAACAGGAATAATAGCAACACGTGAAAATGAAATTCGATAACGCAAAACGCTTAAAATAAAAAAAAATGACAAAATATATTACTATAGATGTCTGTACAGACATTGATGTGCCCGTTTATGAAATCATAGAACAAATAAGCGACAAAGATTTGATTGACGAGATACTTAAAAGAGGGAGATCAGTTAGATCGGGTGTGAAAATCGTTCCTGTTGAAGAATATAAAAAAGGGAATTTCAAGCGCCTTTTGTGTGATATACTTTCATTAGGCTATCAGGTGTCGGATGACGAAGTGATACGCAAAATAAAGGAGAATTTATAAGGCGACAAATTGAGCAACATTCCTACGATACTCGGGGAGTATTGCCAATTAAGACCTGGCAAGACTTCTTTACTCAATCCCCGGTTTGTAACCGAAATGATGGGCTTTCCTACGGACTGGACGGAATTACCTTCCCGAAATGGCGAAAAGAATCGATCAAAGCCTACGGCAATGCGATAGTGCCGCAGGTGGCGTATCGGATATTCGAAACGATTAATGAATATGAAACCCTATCGAGGTGAAAAGGAGCGAGAAATAATGTTGGACACTATCTATAATTCTGATTGTATAAATTTCTTGTTGGATTTGCCGGACAATTCGGTTGACTGCTGCGTGACCTCTCCGCCATACTACGGCCTTCGTGATTATAATGTTACCGGTCAGATAGGACTGGAGGAAACGCCGGAAAAATACATATCCCGACTGGTTAGCGTCTTTCAAGAGGTTCGTCGAGTACTTAAACCGGAAGGAACTTTATGGGTGAATATCGGAGATTCCTATGCCGGAAGCGGCAAAGGAGCTTGGAAGAATAAAACCGCTCAGAAGGAAATTTATGTACCTGATCATGGTAGCGCTATTGCCCGAATGCCGAATGTTTGGGAAGGGATTAAGCCGAAAGACCTAATCGGTATTCCGTGGATGTTGGCTTTTGCTCTGAGACATGCCGGTTGGTATTTACGCCAGGACATAATCTGGGAGAAATCGAACTGTATGCCGGAAAGCGTGAAGGATCGTTGTGTGAAATCTCACGAGTACATTTTTCTGTTCAGCAAAAGTTCTAAATACTATTTCGATTCCGAAGCAATTAAGCAACAGGCAAAGCCATCGACCATGAAACGGGTATCGCAAGACTTAGAACATCAAACCGGATCTACACGGCCGCTGAAAAAGAACGGAACAATGAAAGCCGTTATCGGCGGTCGCAAGCGCGCAAACCAAAATGGGATTCTCGATGATTCCAATCCCATGTTCAGAAGTAACACCGACCGAGAATACGAATACACAGACTATGCCAACAAACGCAGTGTATGGACGGTTTCAACAGCCCATTGTAAAGAGATGCATTTTGCCGTGTTTCCTGAAAAGTTAATCGTGGATTGCATTAAGGCTGGATGTCCGGAGCACGGGATTGTTTTAGATCCATTCATGGGATCAGGAACTACTGCTGTTGTTGCCAAGAAACTGAACCGGCATTATCTCGGTAGCGAGTTGAACCCTGATTACATCCGAATCGCAGAAAAAAGACTGATTTACTACAAAACACAACAAACAATGTTTTGATTATGAAAAGCAGACGAGCAGAACAGGTATTACAAGCAGCTTCCTTTACCAATGAATACGGCTATCAATATGTTTGTATTGACAGTGCTTATGCAGCCGTCGAGCTTGCCGAGCGAGATGCAGAAAAGAGAATGCGCGAGAAAGCGCATAAGATTGTCAAAGAAATGATGATGGCTATCAGTAAAGGTAACACGCCTCAAAAGATGGCTGATGAATTTATCCAAAAACTCAACGAGCGATGAAATTCATTACACCCTGCTTTGTTCGGGTTGAGAATCCGGAGAAGCGAAAGGATTTGTTTGAATGGCTGTGTGAGATTGGATATGTTCCCACATACCGAATTGACAAGTACTATCCCGTTGTAGTTGCGGGTCTTACGAAAGAATGCGTAGACATAGCTCCGAAATCAGTCTTCGAAGGATTGGCATATTACGGGCTGATTGACTGCGGCGAAAACATCGAATTGTTCAAAGCACTGGCGGCGATGAATGACGATAACGACCGGGAACAATGGTTCATCAACGATAACTACGCGGATGTTGGATGCGTGATGTGGCATCTGTGTGAGGAAAAGAAGTTTAAACACTACTATGTAGAGTGGGAGGATGGAGAGACTGATATTTGCAGTGATTTTCGCAAAGCCACCGCCGAAGAGATCATCGAACACTTTAAAAGTAAACAACCATGAAACGACAAATAAATATTCTTCTATCAGATGATTACAGCACACAACAAATGAAGCTGAGATATACGCATATAAAGGCTGGTATTTGGGGCTCGTATGGATTGAGAACAATATAGGTAAAGCGATGAAAATTACCATACGAGCAAATTTTCAAAATAGTTAAACCGCCTCCGGGCATAACATTATAAGCTATGATTTTAAGATTTAGAGAAGGTTCCGCGCTTCATGCCGAATTAAAGCGGATGTACGATGTGCGCGAAG